CGCCAAATCTACTACCCAACAATGTTCCCGCTGCCCCACCCAAATCAACTATTCTAGCAGTAGCTATTCCACCAACGGCAGAAACAACATTATTTGTTGTATTGGTAATTATCTGTGTTGCTGTAGCAGGAACTGTTTGTCCCTGAGCAATAAGTGTTCCTGTATCAGTTGGTGCAAAATTCATAGATTCAGGAATTCCTAAAGCTTTATCTACATCTGACGCTGATAATACACTTAAAGTATTGCCTGTTTGTTCATCAAATTTTACAATTGTTCCATCTTGATACGTTGCTACTATAACATCTCTACCAGATGCATCCGTTGTTAATTGCGAATATTTTAAATTCAAACTCGCATCTGTTGGATCATATGATCTAGATGAACTACCGGAAACTGTAAATTGATTGATAGTATTTCCGCCACTATCGACCACATACGCTGTAGATGTACCAGTAGGAGGCATCATTGAACTTGAATTAATTGAAATTGCACTTGTAATTCCAGAAACGTCATAAACTCTAGTCCATTCTCCGCTAGTAGGTGATGTAGCACCTGCGATACCTCTACTTACTGCTGCTCCTAATTGTATACCCAGTTGCTGACTTGCGTTTATTGATGCTCCTGTAAGTATTCCAGCAAATGTTCCATCTGCTAATGTAACAAGATTAGAAGATCCACCATCAGCATATGATGGTGTGGCATTAAAAGAATTAGTAAATACTCTAGAAGTATTAGTTGTATTAGTTGGAAAAGACGTAGAACCATTTATTACATCGTTAATAACAGATGTGCCTACAGCAGCTATACTCGCGGCGGCAGCACCTTTTAAATTAGCATTTTTTAAATTTTGATAAGTTCTAAAAGCAGTCAATAAGCTACCTAAAGGACCTCCAGCACCTTGGGATCCATCTGGCTTACGTAAATCTTTTGGCGCACTGTCAATTAAATTCAGTGCGCCCACGGCGTCGATATCTCCTAAAAAATCTCCAGCAATAGGACTTTTTTGATTATCATAATGCAATAGACTAAATCCATCTACATTAACAGGATTTATAAACCCAGTAAAATACTTCACAGTCTCATAAGAAACTGTCATTGAATTTTCCATTATACCCGTATTTGACGATGCATCGTGTCTGCCATGTCTCCATGAATTAATAATTGGATTCACTAAGTAATATTCGGTGAATTTTTTATTATGCAAACTGAATATTCTTATGCTCTTGAGAAAAGTTGCAGTTGATTTATTTCTTGGAGAATATCCCCATCCTGACAAATTACGTCTAGTATATTTTGATGGCACACCGTAACTTGCGGCAGTATAATCACTATCTCTAAAATAGTAAGTGTAGTAATCATTCCAAAAATTGGTGATTACGTTAGCAGTATCATCATGAAATACTACACTTATTGGATCGTATGTAATATTTGTTTGAACTATGTTTTTGCGATTATAGGCGTTTAATGTTTTTACCCCAATACTAAATTTTGGTAGTTCAATATCTTTAACTAAAAGACCATTTTCCAATCTTTGATATCTATTAGCGAATTCTAAAGTATTATTTAATAATCCACTTCCTAACTCAGTTTGGGATGGATCAATTTCAAATACCACATAATATAAAAAAGTTTGTTTAGGAGCTAATCTAAATGTATCCGCTACAAATAATTTAGTTGCGTGTTTATATGGCTGAGTATACTCGCCAGGTGACAATGTTTTAAGATTTGAACTGTATAAGGACATAATATTATTTATCAATTAAAAAGGCCCAAATTTTGGGCCTTTTTGTTAAAATAAAAACATTATTATCCAGTGATAGATGAGGCTGGATTAAACTGAGTAATGCCTGGTAATCCTACGCCACCACCAACCGTTTGTAAAGCATTATCATAGCGTAATGTTAGTGAAATAGTTACTAATTCATTACTACCATAATCCATATCTTGATAATTGACCTCATTCAAGAAACAACCCTCAAGACGCCATGCTTCTAAGACTGTGGGTTCTGTTACTCCATTCGCGCCATCAAGAATTTCGAGAACAGTTTGAAACTTATAATCAATAGCACTACTTGCACTTGCTTGTTCAAGAAAGTCATATTGCTTTTGCAATTGCTCACCGACTAATCTGCTTACATTACCACCAGCATCATCACGTAATGTTATCGCACTAGTGGCCCATGTAGGGCGACCAGCGAGATAAATTCTGCTATTGTAGATTGGTACCTCGATTGGTTCCATAGTAACACTTGGACGAGCAAAAGTAATAATTTGCTTAGTAAGTTCAGTTTTAGGATTACTTACTCCAAAATTTTCAAACAAGGCTCTGAATCTAAACTTAAGTTTAGGCATCAATAAGCCCTGTGTTGATGCGCTTTGATTACCTCCTAAAGGTACTGTAAATCTTGTTAATGAAGAAACTGCCATATTATGCTCCTGCTCCTACTGGGGCTGCCGATGCTAAATTACCTGATTGAATTTCTCCAGGATTTTTCAATCTAATTGGTATGTAAATAAATTCAACGTCTTTTGTTGGCTGTATTGCTACATCAACATACAATTCATTATTAGCTATGCGTTGCGGTGTGTTATTTGTTGTATCGCAAACTGCAAGATAATCTGTAATACCACGTTTTGCTACCAAATCAGTCAATAAACTGTTAACAACCGCAAGGATTGCATTTCTTGTTATTGGATCATTTGGCTCAAACAAGAAAGGTCTAGCTAAATTGTTAAGCTGTTTACGTAGATAATTAACTAATCTAGCAACATTGATTCTATCTAATGCACTTGGGGCTGCGCTTAATGTTTTCTGACCATAAACAACTAAACCACTGCCTGGTAAGAAAGTTAATGGATTAATATTATTTTCATAGAGAACATCACGTAGACCTTGATTTACACCAATACTAACAAATTGTCCACTATTTTCAGTTATGTAACCTATTGCATTTAGATTATCAATTAATCCACGTCTGGTTCCAGCTGGTGCTAACCAAGGATAGCCAACGTTATCACTGCGTATAAGTGTTCTCAAAGCAGCATGACTTGCTGGTACAACTATTGTATTGCCACTTAGATCATTTGTCTGACCTTGAGGATAATAAATTCCAACATAAGGATCAACAGTAACTAGACCATCTTCACCTGTACTTGTTGCATTATTCTGATTTTGTGCCCAAGCTACTAGTGAAGTGCCATCACCCTGCAATCTTAATGGAGTATCACCGATAATGAATGCGGTGTTTTCACGTGCGTTGTTTAGCGCAATCATGTTTGGAATTAATTCTGGATATCCAGGACATGTCATTAAGTTGAAGCCATACCCATCTTCACGAATTACTTCACTGCCGTCGATAGCTGCTTTTAATGCAGCTACAACGATTCCACGTGGAGCTTTACGACCAAAATTAGGAGTTCCAGAATTTAGTTGGAATCCTCCACTTGTTACCCACGCGGAAGAATACAGTGGTAATCTAGTAATGTCGGTAGGTGACGAGGGATTATATGCCGCTGCACCAGGATAATTTGCACTTATAAAGTAGTTTGTTTTATATTCTTTCACATTATAAGCACTTGCTCTGGTGTTGAATAGCAACATTCCACGTGGATACAACAATGGACTAGGTGCATCTAAATCAACATATGAACTAGTTAACATACTCTTAATAGTAGGAATTGGATCTAACGCTGGATCAACTCCGCCGTTTGGTGCCCATCGAGCGTCAGCAAACAGAATACCATTCTGACTGATAACATCGTTATTGTCAATTGATACCCACTGATCTATAGCATTTACGCTTTGATATCTATAAAGTTTAGGATAGTTTTCCAAATCACTGGTATCTAACCACAAATCTCCATAAACTAGATTATCAACTCCATTATCTTGTTTTGTTGGAGCAGTGGTAGAGATTATTACACCATTTGGATTTGTTAAAGATAAATTATATCCTCTGATATCTGATGTTAAGGTTTGATAACCTACCCAAGCTGAACCATTATTAATCATGATATCTACTCTATTAGGAGTATTGTAATACCATAATGAATCGTTTGTTGGTGCAACAAATGGCTGTGAAATACTAGCAGTGTATGTAACATTTTCTAGTGGCTGCCAATTGGTAGCAATTAGTGCGCTATCACCTAATGTAGGTGTTGCATACACATTAGTAGCCGAGGTGTTAATTCCAACATTTGCTAGTGGAGTACCTGCTCCATCCACTAATTGCATGTCTCCACCTAGTGAATGAGTTAATGTTACTGCACCTGTACTTGCTAGCCCAGCTGAAACATAAGGAATGTCAGTAGCTGCTATCGCTTGTATAAAGCCAGCAACTGTTCCTGTTGTTATTGTAACAGTATATGTAGTTGTATTCGCTGAAGTAGGACTTGGTCTAGTAGTAAGTGTAAAGGAAGAACTCACTCCTGGATTTGTAGGTGTAGTAGTACTGCCGGTAGCCACTGTTTGTCCTGCCGTTTTCTTTCTCCAAAGATAACTAGCAACCGTATTATTACCGTATGAATTGTATTGATTAAACACAGTACCCTGAGTTACATTTATACCACCACCGGTTGGATCCAAATTATAGGATGCAGCAAAAACATTAGCGTAAGAATTTACAACTAGTTGATTCCATGTTTGGCTGGAAGAATTAAATTCTTTAACAACCATGTTAACACCACTACCTAATGAACTTACTTTTTGCCAAACGCTGCCAGTTGGCTTGCTTGCAGCTGGACTAGATTGTCCTTGCCATGTTGGTACAGTGTTATATGGAGAGAAGGTCGTTGCTGCGGCAGGATATACTCCGGCAGTTATACCTAACGTACTAAGTGCAGTGCCTGTAGCATTAGAAATGTTTACATTACTACCAATCGCACCAGTGTTGGCTGAAATAACTAGTTGATTATTAGCTACTCTTGCAAAAATTCCTTCTAGGCCGCCTGGTCCAACAGCACTGTTTATTAAACCAGCAACTGTGCTGACATTTGCTCCAGCAGTCAACGCAATTGTTGTTCCGTTTATACTTATATTAGCATTAGATGCTATAACTGGGCTTGTAACATTTCCAGTTACTGCAGGAATACTTAATTGCCAACCAGTATTACCAACTAATTGCCATGTATTATTGTATGCCTTGTAGAACACAGGATTATTTTCATCGTATGTGTTTACAGCATACTCGCCTATTGATCCTAGATCAACGTTTGGTGTAAACGAATCGCCAGCTAAATTACTAACAGAAGTTATAACTATTGGAGATTTTAATGTAAACTGATTTGTGCTGTAATTCCACTCATATATACCAAAGTTAGATGATGCTGCATCTAACCATAATGAACCATTACTTGGATTTGCCAAGGGTCTGTTTACACTACCGTTTAAAGCTGAAAGATCAACGTTTGCTCGTTGAACGTACATTGTATTGCTTACGTCCAGACTGCTGTAAGCAGCCATTAATCCATATTCATTTTGTTCATCACCGTTGATTGAAGAGCCACCAGCAGTTGTTTTAAAGATTGGATCTCCAAAAGTCGTTGCTAAATCACGCTGACTAGTAATTGTCCATATTTTTTCAGCATTTGCTGCTGTTGTTCCCGCTGCAACTCCTGTGCCACCCGGTGTTGCTTTATTTTGCGCGGTGGCTAGTAATACATACGCAACAGTTCCTACTGATGTTGGTGAATAATTGCTTTGATCTATTACAGTAACTTGTACGCCTGGGCTGATTAATGCCATGGTTTATTCCTCATAAGACTAATAAACTTATTTATCGTTTATGAGAAATTATAGCGGCTTGACGATCATATCTCCGTTAAAAATAGCATATTATTATGCTAGCTCATCTATACATTTTAGAAATTCTTCAACAGTGGTATTATTGTCTATAACACTATCGAATTGAATAGACGCCCAACTATACTCGCTGGCATGCACTTGTGGGTACAAAATTTTCATTTTTTCTGGACAGATTCTAGCAATGCTACACCATTTTGGATCATCACCTCTCGCAACTCTGAATATTTTAGCTCCTAAATTTCGTAGCATGGCTGCTTCATTAGGAAATCTACAATCACTTATGACGACATTACAATTTAAATCTAGTATCTTTTTTTCTAAACTATAAATCCAAATAGTATCATTAAAATGATTTCTAAATAAATCTGTTGCGATATACTGCATTGCCATTCTTGGAGTAAAGTTGTCAATTTGCAATTTTTCAGACCAATAACGATCAACGGTTTCTCGCCATTCTCTGCCTTCTGATGTATTACCCTCTAATAAATTTCTATCCCAATGAAAGATTACCGATAAACAATCTTTTACCGATG